CTTTACCTGAAATGGAGCCGTGCAGGCAGTAACCCGACCATTCTGGCCCCGCGTCGTGGACGTGAGCGGGCGATGTTTCTTGGTCAGGGGTAAGACCGCATGAACCGCGTAACGACTGGCGTAATAATCTCGTTGCTGATAGTAGCCGCAACGCTGGCATGGACTACCAGTCGCTATCACGATAACGCCGTGAAGTACAAAAGCCAGCGCGATACCGCCACTCATAGCCTGAATCTGGCAAACGAGACTATCAGTGATATGACGCTGCGCCAGCGCCAGAACGCCGCCCTTGACGCGAAATACACACAGGAACTCGCCGATGCAAAAGCCGAATCCAAAAAGTTACGTGCTGATCTTGCTTCTGGCCGTCGCCGGTTGCAGCTCCACGCCGTCTGTATGTCCGCCACAGCGGGTAATACCGCCGCCACCGGCACAACTGATGCAGCCGCCGCCCGACTTACTCCGGACGCTGAACGGGATTATCAGCGTCTCAGAACCGAAGACAGAGCTATCACCCATCAGGTAGAGGGCCTGCAACAGTACATTACCGAACAATGCCACTAACGTAAGAAATAAAGTAATAAACAAAGGAAATCGCCATGAACAAAACATCAACAGCATTTGCAGCCACCGCGCAGCCTTTTATCTTTGAACTCAGTCAACTGGTTGGCGTACGTATCAGTGACGAATGGGGCGAAGTGCGGGCGCGTGCTCAGTACGCCAATGGCGAAAATCAGTATCTGATCCACTATCAGGCGGCGGATAAATGCGCCCGCAGTGAATGGTTCAGCGAGTCCGTACTGGAGGCTGTTTGCGATGATAACTATCCGGGATGCCCTGTCTTCGCAGCGGTAAATCTGCCGGAAGGCGCAACGGTATCGTAACGCCTTTACCTGAACGGAAACCGCCGTAACGGCGGTTTTTCCGGGAGAAACCATGATTAAACGAAAATTACTCCGCGAGTTTTTACTCAGAACAGTGACCTGGCTGAAGCAGAACCCGGAAAAACTCAATATGGACATTGAAGATGGTCGCATCTCTTCAACGCTGGCCCGGTCACTGTCTCACCGCCACCATTACACCCTGTCAATATGGATAGAGGACTGGAGCGGCGACGAAATAACCCTTTTATCCCTGATTGAATTGTGGTTACGCCGCCATGAGCCAGATATCTTTGCCACAGAAAAAGCCCGTGAAACAGGCTTCCGTTACTGGATTCAGGAACAGGACAGCACGCATTCAGTGCTTAACATTCGTCTCCAGTTAACGGAAAGAACCATTGTCAAAATAGAGAATGGCACACTAACCGCCGTATCTAAAGACGAAATCCCCCTTCCGTCACCAGAACAGGACATACTTTCGGCATACCTGGATGAAGGAGATAACGGACAATGACAGACCTGAATGATCTGGATATCGCGCTGGGCGCGATGTTGTCTAATCTGGCCCCCGCCGCATGTAAAAAGATACTGCGTGAGCTATCAAAAGAGCTACGTAATCGCCAGAAAAAACGCATTACCGCCCAGAAGAACCCGGACGGTTCAGCCTATGCCCCACGCCGCGCACACCCGGAGCGCGGAAAGATGTTTAAGCGCCTGAAACTTGCCAGAAATCTTAAATTTCGCGCCACCGACAACGAGGCCACCGTTGAATTTCGTGGGCCACATATCCGCACGGAACTGATTCACCAGTACGGGCTGGAAGGAAGAATATCACCGGAAAATCACCACATGGTTAAGTACCCCGCCCGCCGTCTTCTGGGCTTTTCCCGCGAAGATGAGGCGTGGTTACATGAGACGCTACTGAACTGGCTGGCGGAGACATAACCCTGGCGCACCGCTTTTGTATTGTGCCAGCCATCACACAACCCGCACCACTTAACCCGCCTTTGCGTACGCGCGACAATCCCCCGCATGAATATTGAAAACGAAATCGCAGACCTCCGACGCCGCATCGATAACCTTATCCGCACAGGCGTTGTTACTGACGTTAACCTGAAAGAAGGCACCTGCCGGGTTAAGTCCGGGAAGCTGGAAACCCGCCATTTGCCGATATCAGCAATCCGCGCTGGCGATGCCCGCGTGTGGTGGCCACCGTCAGTGGGCGAGCAGGTCACACTCTTTTGCATGAGCGGCAACCCGGAAACCGCGATCGTGCTTCCGGGCCTGTTTTGTGATGCCTTCCCGCAGCCAGACGCCAGGTCAAAGACGTTACATGTTCACTTCCCGGATGGTGCAATCATTGAATATGACGCGAACGTTAGCGCATTACTGGCGACCGGCATAAAGACCGCCAGTATAGAAACGTCTGAGAGCATTACAGCCAACACCAGTAAAGCCACAGTAAATGCAACAGAAAGCATCAACGCCACAACAAAACAGGCCACGGTAAAAGCGACAGGCATCACCCTTGATGCCCCGACCGTTACCTGTACGGGACTCATGCAGGCTAAATCGATTTCCGTTGGTGGCAGCGGCGGAGGATCGGCAACCATTAACGGCCCGGTAAGTATCAAAGGCTCACTCTCTCAGACAGGTGGAAACCTTTCATCCAATGGCGTTGTACTGGACTCACATAAACACGACGGCGTGGAGACTGGCGGCGGAACAACCGGAGGGCCTGTTTAATGTTATATCTGAGCATTAACCGACACACAGGTAAAACCCTGACTGATGCCGATCACATCAGGCAGTCGATACAGGACATTATCACTACCCCCGCCGGCACCCGTGTAATGCGCCGTGATTATGGTTCGCTGATTTCAGAACTTATTGACGCCCCGGTAAATGACGCACTCCCCCTGCAACTGATGGCGGCAATCTTTGACGCCATCATCCGCCAGGAACCCCGCGTCACCGTGACAGAAATCCAGTTACGCCGCAGTGAAAACGGCCTGACTGCCGATATCAGCATGATGCGCACCGATACCGGCGAAAACATCAATTTTCCCGTAAGCGTCTGGGGGTAATCAGTGCCAACAGTCAATATTTCTCAGCTACCAGCCCCGGACGTTATAGAGACGCTGGATTTTGAAACCATACTGGAAAAATGGATTAACCGTTACGTTGAAGCATGGCCCCCGGAAGAGCAACCCGCCGTTCGCGCCGCCGTATCGATGTTATCTGATCCGGTAAGAAAGATTCTGGAAGTGGCCGCTTATCAGGACATGATTTTACGCCAGCGCGTTAACGACGGCGCAAGAGCCTGTATGCTGGCATTTGCAGAGGGAAACGACCTTGAAAATCTGGCGGCGGCGTTTGATGTGGAACGTCTGGTAGTCCATCCGGGAGATAATACCGCTATTCCACCCGTTGCCCCCGCGATGGAAAACGATGATGATCTACGCACGCGGGCACATGAAGCCCTGGACGGAATAAGCACCGCAGGGGCAATGAAATCTTACGAATTCCACGCCAGAAGCGCCGATGGACTTGTAGCCGATGCCTCAGCAATAAGCCCGGCGCCGGCTTATGTCACCGTCACCATATTATCAAGAGAAGGTGACGGGACAGCCTCACCGGAACTGCTTAACAAAGTGAGTCTGGCGCTCAACGACGAGACCGTGCGCCCCGTTGCCGACAGACTCACCGTACAATCTGCAAATATTGTCAGTTATGAAATAGACGCCGTGCTGTATCTGTTGCCGGGGCCGGAAGCATCAAAAATACTGGATGCCGCCAGGCAACAGGTTCAGCTATACACCGAACGACAAAGACGACTTGGCCGCGATATTAACCTTTCAGCTATCTACGCCGCCTGCCATGTGGAAGGAGTTCAGCGCGTGGTACTGAACAGCCCAACCGCAGACCAGACACTGGATAAAACACAGGCGTCATGGTGTACCAGTCACAACCTGACCGTAGGGGGCACCAATGAGTAAGGATCTGTTACCCACAGGCAGCACCCAACTGGAAAGAGCAGCCTCAGAAGCAACGGTTATCATCGGCGGTATCCGCGTGCCGCTACGCACCCTTTGGAACCCTCAGCAATGCCCCCTTCCTTTGCTGTCCTATCTGGCATGGACATTTTCAGTCGACAGATGGGATGAAAACTGGTCGGAAGCGACAAAGCGCCAGGTTATCGCCGACAGTTACCGCATACACAAACTAAAAGGCACGATCGCAGCACTCCGCCATACAGTGGAACCCTTTGGCTATTTAATCAGGGTTATTGAATGGTGGCAGGAAGACGGCGCACCCGGCACCTTTCGGCTGGAAATTGGCGCATCAGAAGACGGTATAGACGCCGATACCTACTTTGAAATGGAGCGGCTGATAGCCGACGCCAGACCAGTAAGCCGCCATCTTGTGGGGCTGAACATCATACTTGAAGCCCCCGGAGAAATGTTTACGGGCGGCGTGTCTTACACTGGCGACACCATCACTGTTTATGCGGAGTAGAACACATGCCTGCATCCCCGAAATTTAAAACAATAATTACCGACTACGGCAAACAACGGCTTATTGCCGCCATGTCGCCAGGCGGAACAAAACTCACACTGACTCAGATGGCCGTGGGTGATGGCGGCGGCAACCCCACCAACCCGGACACAACCAGCGCCGCGCTGGTTAACGAAGTATGGCGCGCCGCTGTTAACTCAGTCTCCGTGGATAAAACACACTCCAACATCATCATCGTGGAACTGTTGATTCCGGCAGAAGTTGGAGGGTTCTGGATACGCGAAGCGGGGATCTACGACGAATTTAATAAACTGGTTGCCATCTGTAGTCTGCCAGCCAGCGAAAAGCCATTACTGGAACAGGGATCGGGGCGAGCACAAACGGTACGTATGACGCTGGTTATAAGCGATATGTCGACCATTAATATCACTATCGACTCAACAACGATAATCGCCACTAATGACTATGTTGATAACAGCCTGAAAGAGCACGAGAAATCAAGAAACCATCCTGACGCCACCCTGACCGACAAGGGATTCGTTAAGCTCTACAGCGGCGTTACCAGCATGGACGAAACAATGGCCGCCACGCCAAAAGCGGTCAAAATCGCGATGGACAACGCTAACGCGCGTCTTGCCAAAGAGCGCAACCTTGCCGACCTGACAAACATCCCGCTGGCCCGTCAGTCCCTTCAGCTCGGCAACAGCGCCACCCGCAATGTTGGCACCACGCCAGGAACAGTGGCCGCAGGAAACGACAGCCGCATCACTGGCGCACTGCAAAAAGACCAGAACGGCGCTGATATCCCGGACAAACCAGGCTTTATCAAAAACGTCGGTTT